AAACATAATCAGATGTTATTGGATTTAAATTAATATTTGAAAAGAAAACATTATCTTTATTTAAATTAGATAATGATCCTAAACTAGCATTAGAATTTACTCCACCCCCAACTAAATATCTAACAGTTAAGGTTGTACTTGAAGGAGCAATTCCATAAGTTCCTGTATAAAGAAAATTTGTTGGGGAATAAGCTGCAGTTAATTTTTCTTGAGTAAAAGGTAAACCTATACCTACATTATTAGGATTTGGGATAATTTCCTCATCAATATCTAATGGAGAACCAGCCCCAAATTGTAATTGAAGATTGGTTAAAGAAGTAAATCGAGTAGCAAAACGCCTTTGAACTTTTTTTAATCTTAATAAATATGGAGTATTATCAATTTTATTAGGATCATTTATATTAGTATTTTTTATAGAATCTAGTACCATTTCTTGACCTAAATGATCTACTTCATACCAAACATTACCATTAGAATCAATAACATCTAATATTTTTATTATATTAACATCAGCAATGTTAACAGTTTGAAATGGGATAGGAGAAGTAAAATTAAAAGTAATGGTATTTATTTGAGCAGAAATAGCTTTTCTTTGTTTTTTTAAAAGGAAATATTGTGGGATACCTCCTGCTGTTTGATAAATAGATATTTCTGTTGGATCATAAGAATTTGAAATTGAAAAATCTATTTTATCTTGAATTAAAAAAGTATTTCCATTAGGTGTAGAAATAGTAGTATTTTCATTAATATTTAATGAATAATCATAATCGGGAACAAAATTTCCACTACCATCATTTTTAGAAGGAAGTTGTTGGTAAAAATCCATTATAGTTTGAGCCGCACTAGTTGTTTTTGGTTTATACCCAAACATATATGCTAATTCAAACACATTATTTGTTTGTTGAGCATATTGCATAAATGTTTCTTGGAATTGATTATCTAAATAAAAACTTAAAACATCACCAACATAAGCAGCTTGTTCTATAAACATCATGCCTGGGGAGGTAGGAGAAAAATCTGTATATGTTTGAGGAAAATATGTTTGAGAATATTCTATTAAACGTTGTCTAAATGATGAAAAATCCCTATTAGTATATTTTATATCTCTGTTTACTGTAGCCATAAATTTTTAAAATTGAAAAGATAAAGTGCCTTGGATATTTGTATTAGGAACAAAATATTTTAAGGATATTATTATTGTATTATTGTCTTGTGTATTAGATAAAATATCTAAAGAAGCTATTTGGATCATTGGAAAAACATTGTCTAACTTATCTTGAACAAATGATTTAACTGTAGCATTATTAAGGTCTGTTATTTGTTCAAATAAAAATCTCCTTAATCCAGCTCCAAAAGAAGGATTTAAAGGTAATTCTCCCGGATTAGTTAAAAAATAGTTTATTAAGTTATTTTTTATTGCTTCTTGAGTATTATAATTTGTTGTAAATACTCCATTATTAATAACCGTAACTATAGATCCTGTTGTATAAAATAGTGCTTCTGCTGGGCCTATATTATTAAAAGGGATATTTACTCCAATCCCAATATTAGGGTTTAAATTAATAGGATTAATGGATTGGGGATTAAATGCCATTACTTAGTATTTAATAGATTCATTATTTGATCCATACCTAATTCACCTGATCCTAAATTTCCATTTACAGGATCACCGTGTGGCCTAAATGAAGGTTGGGCATCTTGTGATGTAAAACTTAAAGCTGTCTCACCTAATACTTCAGCATATTTAGATCTAAAATCTATTGATGGGGGTGTATAAGCTGGTTGAGTAGGTGTTGAAGGGGGAGAGTAAGATTCTTTAACTATTTGTTTAGGTGATTTTAATGCTTCCAATAAAATATTTTTTAATTCTTCTTGAATTACTTCTCTTACGGCTTCTTTAATTAATTTTTTAAAATCTGTGGTTTTCATATGGTTATAAATATAGGGTTAATCTGCTTTTAAATCATTTTGTTGAATATAGAATACTAGTTCATCTATTAATATCTGATCAATTGAGCTAAATGAAAGTTCTCCTTTTAACATTACAACACCTTGTTGATTTGTTGCTGTAGCTCGTCTGCGTTTTAAAGTATTATTTGTTACTTCTGTTTCAACACCCATTGTAAATCCATTTACATTTGTAACTACTGGGGATAATTGTTGGGATTGTTCATTAGTTAATGCTATTAATTCATTTGCAATTTGTTCTTGATCTGCATCTGGGAAACAATCTTGAATTAAGGAATCTAAAAGATTTAATAGTTGGATTGCTTGAAGTAAAACTTGTCTTAATAAAACTAATATAGTTAAAGTACTAGTGTTAATAGTTTTTAAATTGGTAATAAGTTTATCAAGTTTATCTTTACTATCTTGTATGCCTAATATTACATTTGTGGGAAGACCAGGTACCCCAGGAGCTCCTGTTGAAACAGGGACTGGTATATTCTTTAAAACATTATATGCAATACTTAATCCTTCAATCACTCCTCCAGCTATACCTAATGCTTTAGTTGTACTGTCTATTATTTTTAAAATATTATTTAATTGTTTAACTAGTTTATTTTTTTTATTAATTATATCAAGTAATCGAGCTTGAGGGGGACAGGATGATTTATTTTTAGTTCCCTCTAATATTTTATCTTTATTTTCCATTGCTAGCTCTGTAGCTTTAGTTATTCCAAAACCAGCAATTAAGGTTAATACTGTAGGAATTAAGACTGATTTTAAAGTATCTATTTGTTTAGTTAATTTTTCTTGGGCAAAATATTTAAAGTCTTTTTTACTTATTGATAACTCTTCTATTTGTGCTTTAGTAAGTTGAGATGCTTTAAGTTTATCTTGTTCTAATCCTTTAGTTGTTGGTGTTAAACTAACTACTCCTAAATTAGATTTAGCAGTTCCATCACCTTTATATGGGGTTAATTCTACAGATTCATATCCAGGGGCAGAAATAAGAATTTTAGGAAAATTATTAGATTCTATATTAGGTGGTAAAGATGATGATAGTATAATTTTCATTTAATTATTATTTTTAATCCTATAAATTTTCTTCTATTAGCCCAATATTTAAAGAAGTAGGGATAGGGAGTGGTGGTGGAATTTCATCAATTTTAACTTCTTCATTAATAGGAATTGATGTTTCTCCATTAACAATCGTTACCGTTGATTCTATTGTTGCTGTAGGAGGAGGAAGATCAAATAAATTAATAATAGCAAATTGTTGGTATTTACCACTACCTATTAATCCTATTAATGTTAAATATTTATTTAAATCAATTGTTGCAACATCTTCATCTTTAAGTTTCCCATCACTATTCCTAGTTCTACTAAAAATTATACATCCTATAGAACTCCCTTCATTAGTTCCTCCATGAATAAAAACACCATCAAAAGCTATATTCCCTCTTGGAGAAAAATCCGAATCAGTATAAACATCAGATTCATAAATAATCATTCCAGTATTATCAGTTTTAGAACTAATTCTTAATCCTTTCCCGCCTACTAAAGATTTTTTAATTCTATCACTACTTGTATTTCCCTTTAATATAATATTATATACATTAGATGGGATCCCGGTAAAATTCTTAGGATCTTCTATTGTATCTGGGATTGCTGTTTTATTTTGGATTTTTTTATCTCTAACAGCATCTTCAACAGTAAATCCTAAGACTTTATTATTATACCACATAGTACCAACAGTTCTTCCACCTTTGGTTCCTGTTTGATTAGTTGTTTCTCTAACTAATACTAAATATTTAGGATTAGAAATTAATTGTTGAACTGTATTTGGAAGACTATTATAATCTATATAGTTTCCATTTAACTTTCCTCCAATTGGAGTTGGAAGATTAGTAGCAGTTACAGTTGGATAAATATAAGCCATGTTATGATGTTTTTACAAAATTTGATTTAATACTATCTATTTGGAATAAAATAAGTTCTAAATTAGATTCTGCAATTTTTGCCACGGGTCCTATGGTTGGGTCGGGTGATGAAACTCCCCCAGGCCATATTTGAATAGTTTTTAAAGCTGTTGATAAATTAGTAACTTCAGTAATTAATCTCTTTAATAATTCTACAGTATCATCTCCTTTTAAAACGGCTTGATTGGCAATTTTACTCCCTAATCTAATATCTGTACTATCTC